TTGAGCGCGGGCTTTCACACCTTTTCCAAAAAACAGCTCGCGGTGTTGAGCTGGTGGTGCGCGGGCAGCCCTTCCAACCGCCGTGACGCCATCATCTGCGACGGCGCGGTGCGCTCGGGCAAGACCGTCTGCATGTCGCTGTCGTTCATCGCCTGGGCCTTTTACGCCTTCGAGGGGGCGTCGTTCGCCGTCTGCGGCAAGACCATCGCCTCCCTGCGCCGCAATGTGGTGACGCCCCTGCTGCCGGCGCTTCGCCGGCTTGGGTTCGAGTGCGCCGAAAAGTTGTCGCGCAACCTCATCGAAATCACTTACGGCGGGCGGACGAACCGGTTTTACCTGTTTGGGGGCAAGGACGAGGGCTCCGCCTCGCTGATTCAGGGAATGACGCTCGGCGGCGTTTTGCTCGACGAGGTCGCGCTCATGCCCCGGTCGTTTGTGGAACAGGCGCTCGCTCGCTGCTCGCTCGAGGGCTCGCGGCTGTGGTTTAACTGCAACCCCGAAAACCCCCTGCACTGGTTTTATGAGGAATGGATTCAAAAGGCCGAAGAGAAAAACTGCCTGTATCTGCACTTCGTCATGGAGGACAACCCCTCCCTGACGCCGAACATCATCGCCCGTTACAAGAGCCTTTACAGCGGCGCGTTCTACGAGCGGTTCGTCGAAGGCAAATGGGTCGCGGCGCACGGGCTCGTTTACCCGATGTTCGACGCCAAGTCGCACACGGGCGAGCCCGCGGGAACGGCCTCACGGTATTATTTGTCCTGCGATTACGGAACGGTCAACCCTTCCTCCTTCGGCCTGTGGGGGCTTTTCGGGGAACGGTGGCACCGCCTGGCGGAATACTACCACGACTCGCGCCTGGCCGGGGAGCAGCGCACCGACGAGGAGCATTACGCCGCGCTTGAGGAACTCGCCGGCTCACTCGGCATCGAGGCGGTCGTCGCCGACCCGTCGGCGGCGAGTTTTATGGAATGCGTCCGCCGGCACGGCCGTTTCAAAGTTATCCCCGCCAAAAACGATGTGCTCGACGGCATCCGCCGTGTTTCGGACGCTTTGAAGGAGCGAAAAATTCTGTTTTGCCCGAACTGCCGGGACACGATACGGGAATTCGGCCTCTACCGCTGGGACAACCACAGTGTCCGCGACGCCCCGCGCAAGGAGAATGACCACGCCATGGACGACATCCGGTATTTCGTCTCGACGGTGGTTTGCGCGGGGGACGACGGGTTTTTTGTTTTGGCGGCGGAACGGGGATAACGACCTTTCCGTCTGCTCCGCATAGCGATGTAATCGCTTAACCTCTTCCTTACCAAGGAGAGGCAAGATAGTGTCGTTCTTTTCCCTCCCTCAGTCTCGCTTCGCTCGACAGCTCCCTCATCTGAGGGAGCCGGGATTTCTTGCCTCCCTTGTTAAAGGGAGGGGGACCGCGAAGCGGTGGTGGGATTCAGCCCCTCCCCGGAGCGGGATTTCTCGACAGCCCGGGAACGAAGCCCCCATTCTTGCCTCTCCTTGGTAAGGAGATGGTGATACACGATACGATCGTGAGGCGACAGCCTGACGGAGAGGTCGAAGAAAAAAAAGGATGTGATTCCATATCGATTTTTAAAAGAAAGCCCCCGGCGAAAACCGCCGTCGCGGTGCCGCAAACCGGGCCGCCGCCCGGCGGGCCGTTCGCCATGCTCGACAGCTGCGCGTCTTTATCGCCGGCGCAGACAAGGCTCTATTACACCCTGCGCGAGGCGGTGCCGGTTATCGACGCCGCCGTGTTCAAACTCGTGCGCCTGACGGGCGGCTTTCGGGTTAATTGCGGCGGCGGGGAAGCGCAGGCGGCGCTCGACGCGTTTCTGCGCGGCGTTCAAGTCGGCGGCAGCCAAAGGGGCGTTGACGCGTTCATCGCGGCCTATTTCGAGCAGCTGCTGACCTGCGGCACGGCGGTCGGCGAAATCGTGACCGACGCCAAAGGGCGGCCGGCGGCCCTTTACAACGCTTCGCTCGACGCCGTCGAGCTGCGGCGAGCCCCGGACGGGTTGGGCGTCGAAGTCTGCGCGCGCGGGGCGGGCAAGGCCGAGCCAGTCCAATACCCGGAACTCGTGATGCTGTCCGTCCTCAACCCCGAGCCCGGGCAGCTTTACGGCAATTCGCTGCTCAAAGGCCTGCCGTTCGTCAGCGCCGTGCTGCTGAAAATCTTCGCGGCCGTCGGCGCGAATTGGGAGCGCGTCGGCAATATCCGCTTCGCGGTGACCTACAAGCCGCAGAACGACGCCCTTGACCGGGCGTACGCGAAGGACAGGGCGATGCAGGTCGCCAAAGAATGGGGCGAATGTATGCGCGCGGGCGGCGCCGTCCGGGACTTTGTGGCCGTCGGGGATGTGCAAATCAAAGTCATCGGCGCGGACAACCAGATTCTCGACAGCGAGGTGCCGGCGCGCCAGATGCTCGAGCAAATCGTCGCCAAAACGGGCCTGCCGCCATTTATGCTCGGCCTTTCGTGGAGCTCGACGGAGCGGATGTCCTCCCAGCAGGCGGACGCCCTGACCAGCGAACTCGAGGCGTACCGCCGGATTCTAACGCCCGTCATCGCGCACATCGCCGATGTGTTTCTGCGCCTGAACGGTTTCGGCGCGAAAGCGGAAGTGGAGTGGGACGACATCACTATGCAGGACCAAATCGATTTAAGCCGGGCGCGGCTGTTCGAGGCGCAGGCCGAAAGCCTCAAAACAAAGCAGGGAGAAGGGGACACGACATAAACAAAGGCTTTTTTACCGAGCTTTCGCCGGAGGAGCCCTCCGCCGCGGATATGGAGCTCATCAACCGTTATACCCGCCGGGAGTTGCGGGCCGATGAGGTTTACACCTTCGGCGTCATTCTGTGCGACAACGAGGTCGACCGGGATTTTGAGCGTTTTGACACGGCGGCGCTTCCCGCCCTCGCGGCGCTTTTCGTCGGCAAAACGGGCATCGCCGACCACAGCCTGCGCGCGGGGGACCAAACCTCCCGGCTTTACGACGCCCGGGTGGTGACCGACCCCGGCCGAACAACAAGCGCGGGCGAGCCTTACGCGTTCATCAAAGCGAAGGCCTATATGCCGAGGACGGAGAAAAACCGGGACCTCATCGCGGAAATTGACGCGGGCATCAAAAAAGAGGTGAGCGTCGGCTGCGCGGTCGGGCGCGTGGCGTGCTCCCTGTGCGGGGAGGACCTCCGCATGGGCGGCTGCCGGCATGTCAAAGGCAAACGCTACGGCGGCGCGGTCTGCCACGGCGTGCTCAGCGACCCGGCGGACGCGTATGAATGGTCGTTTGTCGCTGTGCCGGCCCAGCCGGCCGCGGGCGTGACGAAAGCGTACACCGAAACGAAAGGAGAAAGAACCATGGAAGACATTTTGAAGGCGCTGCGAAGCGCGGAAGACGGCGCGGCGCTAAGCTTCAGCGAGGCGCAAACCCTGCTCGGCTACATCGAAGGCCTTGAGAAACAAGCCGCCGACGGCAGGGAATACCGGGAGGAACTGACGCTCGAGGTCATCCGCATGGGCCTCATCGCCCTGCCGCAAATGCCCGGCGAAAACCTGTCGGGTATTTGCGAACGGCTGACCGTCGGCGAACTGCGCGAGTTAAAAAAAGTGTTCGATGAAAGCGCGGGCCGGGTTGTGCCGCTGAGGCCGCAGCTGGTCAAAGAGGAAAAAGACGCGCCGGCGGACAACGGCGAGTTCAAAATTTAAGGAGGATTCATCATGGCTGTTTCATTTGAGGGGTTTCATGTCAGCGTCGCCACCTTCAAGGCGGCGGAGGGCCTCAAGGCGGGGGAGCCCGTCAAGGCCGAGGCGAACGATACGGCGGCGGCCTGCGGCGCGGGGGACGCGTTCTGCGGCGTCGCGATTGAGGCGGACGGCAGCTACGCGTCCGTGCAGCTGAGCGGGTACACCGTTTTGCCTTACAGCGGCGATACGGCGCCCGAGGCCGGCTATTGCCAGCTCGCCGCCGACGGTGAAGGCGGCGTTAAAACTGTCGAAACGGGAGGGCGCAGCCTGCTCGTCCTCCATGTCAACACGACGGCGAAAACAGCGGGCGTCCTTTTGTAAAAAAGCCCCCTTTCCGAAAGGGGGTGTCACACAACGTGTGACGGGGGATTCTCTTCACCGCCCGCGGACGGTTATTCTCCTTTTAAAAAGAGACAAGGCAGGTTCGCCGTTAATTCAATAAAGAAAGGAAGATTGTATGCCATACGATACCTTAAAACTCGAAAAAGGCTTGTACACCCAGGGCCGGCCGTTCACCGGCGCGCTCGAGGCGCTTGACCCCTCGGAGGACTACCGCGGCACGGCGCTCGAAGGGCTCGACGCCTACCAGCGCCAGCTCAAGCGCTTTGACATCAAAGTCAGCGGGCCGGGCAGTGACGCCGTCGAGAAGTTCTTTAAAACCTCCGATTCCGCGGCGCTGTTCCCCGAATATGTGTCGCGCGCCGTTCGCCGGGGGATGGAGGAGGCCAACGTCCTCCCGCGAATCATCGCGGCGACCACGGTCATCGACGGGCTCGACTACCGCTCGATTACCTCCGTTCCCGCCGGGGACGACAAGGAGCTCAAGACCGTCAAGGAGGGCGCGTTTATCCCCGAAACCGTCGTCAAAACGCAGGAGAATCTCGTTACCCTGCGCAAGCGCGGGCGGATGCTGACCGCCTCCTACGAGGCCATTCGCTTTCAGCGGCTCGACCTGTTCACCGTCACCCTGCGGCAAATCGGCGCTTACATCGCGCGGACACAGCTCAAAGACGCGGTCGACGCGCTCGAAAACGGCGACGGCAACGCCAACGCGGCGGACATCAGCGAAGCGGCGGTTTCCGGAACGCTGGCATACAGCGACCTGGTCGCCTTTTGGAATTTGTTCGACCCGTATGAACTCAACGCCATCGTCGCGTCACCGGATGTCACGGTCAAGATTCTCAACATTCCGGAGTTCAAGGACGCCGCGGCCGGCTTCGACTTTCAGCGGACGGGCAAAAATATCACGCCCATCGGCGCCGACCTGATCAAGTCCTCCGCCGTCGGCAGCGGCAAACTCATCGGCCTTGATAAAACCTGCGCGCTCGAAATGGTCAAGGCGGGCGATGTCGTGACGGAGTATGACAAGCTCATCGACCGCCAACTCGAGAGGGCAGCGATCACCTGCGTCGCCGGCTTCGCCAAAATCTTCAAGGATGCCGCGCGCGTGCTGACAGTCTAATGATGATGATCAACCAATGGACGGTTCTCAACCTCCTTAAACAAATCGCGGCCATCGATGGGGAAGCCCCGGCGTTTCTGCTGCCGGTGTGCCTGTTGTGCCTTGAGGAAATCCGCGGCCGCCTGCGTGACGCGAAGGACGAAAACGACGCGCGCGTCGGGTCGGCGGCGGCCGGGCTGGCGTTTTACCGCCTGGCGCTCAGACGGATCACCGAGGACGGCGCCGCCACAAGTTTCAAAGCCGGCGATGTGCAAATCACCGGCAGCCCCGCCGAACTGCTGGCGGCCGCGGCGAAGGTCCGCGACGAGTCGCTGGCAGCGGCGGCACCCCTGCTGCGCGACGACCTGTTCTTTTTCGGGGGTGTGGAGGTATGAGGCTCGCGCCGGTGTTCATAAGGCAGGGGCGCGAAACGCGCGTTCTTTATGAGGACGGCTCGCTCTCCGCGGCCTTCCGCGGTTTTATCCAGCCCCTGCGCTACAAAAACAAGATGTACCTTTTCGGCGTCAACACCGCCATCGGCTTCGACAGCGAGGGGCGCTACCTGTATATCGGCCCGCCGGGCTATGACCTGACCGCTCTGCCCGGCGGGGCCTGCCTGCTTTGCGGCGGCGTGAAATACCGCGTCGAGCGGGCGGAAAAAGTGTATAAAGGCAGCGAGCCGTTTTATATCTGGGCGATCGTCCGCGTCGTCGTGGAAGAAGAACCGTAGGGGACGGGTCATCCGCATGGACACGTAGGGGGCGTTTTCCACGCCGCCCCGCACAAACCACCCCGGCCCGCGGCCACCCCTCCCCAGAGGGGAATATTTTCGTAGGGAACGACCCCCGTGTCGTTCCGCTTTTGCAATTCTACCTCTCAGTCACCTGCGGTGACAGCTCCCCTAACATAGGGGAGCCAAGACTGTTGTGGAGTTTGGAGTGAGAATCATTGAGTGAAATCAGCGCCCTGCCGGCGGGCATTGCCGCCTGGCTTTCGGAACAGCCCGCCCTCGCGGGCATCAAATTTATCACGCAATTTCCGCCCGCGCCTAAGGCCGTGCCTCTCAAAAAAGTCACGGTTTCCGCCGGTATCGAGGACTTGCGCGTCACCGACAGCTTCACCGAAAACGACGAGGGTGTCCTCGTCAAAAACGAGTATTGCCGCCTCGCGTCGATTAAACTCAGCCTGGATATCCATGTGCCGTTCGCCGAAGGCGGCGCGAAATGCCACGATGTGTTCACCGACATCATCGACTGTTTGACCTTCGGCTCGGATTTGAACATCGTTGAGTCGGGCTGCGGCAGCGTGCGGTCCGACCGGAACACGGACGCCCTGGTGCTGGGCACTTGGGCGCTCGTCTCCGCCTCGCTTTGCCCGGCGGACGGCTCCTCGGTGAGCTTCGGCTCGTTTCTGAACAAGGAGCTGCTCTGCGGCAGCCATATCCGCGACAACGGTATCCATGTCACGCCGGAGGATAAGGTGCTCTGGAACGCGCCGTTCGCCGCGGGGGCGTATTTCGGAACGGGCACGGCGAGCCGCGTCATCGAAACCGGCTTTTCGCCGAAACTCGCCGCCGTGTTCGCGCTGCAGGCTCCGGCGGTGACGGCCGATTTTGCCGCCGGCACGCTGAAAAGCGGCTGGGGCGTCGCCGTCGAAGGGTTTGAAACCCAGGGAATCGAACTGGCAAGCGGCGGCTTCCGCCTTCTTTCGGGGCCTTCTTATGAAACCGGCGGCTGCCTGCCGCGGCTGAACGAAGCGGGGAGTTCCTATTTTTACATTGCGGTGAAATAATAAGACAGGGGACGGAACAACCGTTCCCTGTCTTCATCGGTTATCGCATACAGTGATGGTTACAACAAATTACATCCGTGCTATTGATGATAATGAAAAAATATAATATAATAAAAATAACATTCTGGAGGGATCTTTATGAGTAAAGCAATAAAAACGAAACGGATAATCACGGTGACAGCCGCCGCGGTTCTTGTGACGGCAACCGGAATTGCCGGAGGCCTCTGTCTGCGGAACAGGCATAAAGCGGCTGCTTCATTGAACATAGGCAGCAGCGAAACCACTCAAACGGCAACGCAAACAACCCAAGCGGAAACGAAGGCAGAAACCAGGGCGGAATATACGGTTTCCGGCCAAATCATCGAGGCGGCGATAAAGGCGCTGAATACTTATTTTTTTGACAGCAACAATGAAATGGATATTTTTTCAGCTTATGTGACAGATATTAACAAAGACGGCATTCCCGAAGTATTCGGCAGCAACGGACCCGAGAAATTCGCGGTCTCTTACAATGCGGAACGCGGACTGCTGATTGAAGATTCCTTTTATAATTCTTTCGGTGATAAGTTTTATTTTGATTTTGACAACCGGGGGTTCGTCGTCAGGGAAGACGGGCATAATCAGGGCACATATGATTGGCATTCGGCGACGAAGTACTCCGTACGGAAAGACGGTTTTAAACAAATCGGTCAAATTAAGGGCGATTTACACACAGTTGATTTTAATTATGAAGACGAGGCGGCATTGGAAGAATACAGGCTAAAATCGTTGGCGGATTTTGATAAAAAATTTACCAAGTTTACAAAAGGCCTTAACTTGGTTGATTATGACGACGTTGCGGTAACGCAGAACATTGATGAGTATCTTCACGCGGAATTGGCGATTTAGCATACTGCAACTGGAATACCGCGGACGGAGAACGCTGCGCGCTTTCACGGAGTTTTGAGGAACAGACAGGGGCGGTTCGTTATAAACCGTCCCTGTATCATTCTGCCAATTACAAAAAATCCCGGCAAATTGCTGTTGACAACAAGCCGCGGTTATGCTAACATAATTTCCGCACCGCATGGAGAGATACCGAAGTGGTTATAACGGAACGGTCTTGAAAACCGTCGTACCGAAAGGTACCGTGGGTTCGAATCCCACTCTCTCCGCCACCTTTTAATAACAAAGTATGTTACCATGGAGAAGTACTCAAGTTGGTGACGAGGCGCCCCTGCTAAGGGCGTAGGTCGGGTAACCGGCGCGGGAGTTCGAGTCTCCCCTTCTCCGCCATATAAGAACGCTAATTTTGATACACTGGCTATCAACATTAGCGTTTTTATTTTATGCCCGAAAGTGGCTTGAAATAAGGCTTTTTCGCACTTTCCCATAAAAATAGCAACATCGCATGGGTTCGCTGAAACAAGAAACACACACTTTCTCCGAGAAATTTTGCCTTGCTCCATACCCTCGCTCAACGATTGATAGAGGGGTGTGCAAAATATCGGAGGGGTGTGCATTTTTTCGTAAGGGGTGTGCAAAAGGGTAAAAAAAGAGGTCGAGCCTTATAACTCAACCTCAATCTCCGTACCGTTTTTAAACTGGAATACCATTCTGCCATCGTGGAAAACCGTAGCTTTTTCAAGCAAGCCCACCCACAGCCTTTCGCTCCAGACTTCGAGGACGAGGGGCTGCTTTTTTATCGATTCGATGAAAAGCCTTAGTTCACGGTCTCGGTCTTGCTTGCGTGACTTATCGGCGGCAAGTGCGTCAAGCCGTGCGGAGGTCTTTTCGTAACGCTTCACCAGAGCGTTATATTTTTTTGTGTACTCCTCTTGAGACTGTACCGAGGCAGCGTTCTCTTTAACGCAGGCTTTGACCATCTCCGCCAACACCTCGATTTCTTCGGTTAGCTTGTCAATCTCCGCATCCAGCGCCGTGCAGTCCGAAACCAACTGCCGTATTTGATTGCAGTCGCTGATGACCCCATCACGATTTTCCATTAGCTGATTATAGGCAAAGAGGAACTTCTGCTGTATGGTTTCGATGTCCAAATGTGGAGTGGTACATTTCTTTTCGCCTTTGAACTTGCCGTTGCAACGCCATATCACCTTGCGATAGGCATCGTTTGAGTGCCACACTTTCTGACCGAAGAAACTGCCGCAATCGCCGCATATAAGCCTTGATGAAAAAACACTGTTTCCGCTGTAGGCTCTGCCGAGCGTCTTGCGCCTGGCAATCTCTGCTTGCACGAGGTCCCAGTCGGTAGGGTCGATAATGGCTTCATGGCTATTTTCTACATAATACTGTGGAACTTCGCCCTCGTTGACTTTCATCGTTTTCATAAGGAAGTCCACCGTGAATCGCTTTTGTAATAAGGCATCGCCTTTGTATTTCTCGTTGGAGAGGATACTGTTTACCGTAGTCTGGCTCCATTTTTTCTTGCCGGAGGGTGTAAGTATGCCTTGCTTATCCAAATATCTGCAAATCCCAGCCGGAGTTTTTCCCTCAAGGAACAGTTGGTAGATGAGTTTTACGATTCCGGCTTCTTCTTCATTTATAACCGGATTGCCGTCCTCGCCCTTGTCGTAGCCGAGAAACTGTTTATAAGGCATACTGACTTTTCCATCAGCAAACCGCTTCCTCTGTCCCCAAGTGACGTTTTCCGAAATGGAGCGGCTTTCCTCCTGTGCGAGGCTTGACATTATCGTTATGAGCAATTCACCCTTGCTGTCAAAGGTGAAAATATTTTCCTTTTCGAAGTAAACCTCTGTGCCGTGTTCCTTGAGCTTTCGCACGGTGGTAAGGCTGTCTACTGTATTTCTCGCAAAACGGCTGACGGACTTTGTAACAATAAGGTCGATTTTACCGTCCAGGGCATCCTGCACCATCTGATTGAACCCATCACGGTATTTGGTATTCGTGGCCGAGATGCCTTCGTCGGTGTAAACGGTGACGAACTCCCAGTCATCACGAGCTTTGATGAATTTCGTGTAATAATCGATTTGCGCTTCATAGCTTGTAAACTGCTCGTCACTGTCCGTGGACACACGAGCGTAGCCCGCCGTTCGGCGTTTGGCAATGGAAGCGGTAGGCAGTGCTGTAAACTTATTTTTTGTAGCGGGTATGACTGTTACTGCTCTTGACATTGATTTTTCCTCCTTTCTCGGGCGGCTTGCTTCATTTCCTCCGTCCAGCTATCCCGCCGTGAGCGGTCTGCCCATGTGCGTTCATCGATACTGCCCTCTTTGAAAACAAACCGCAGATGATTATCTTCCGGCACTTCGATGAGGTCAATTCGGTCGGTAAAGGCAGTAGGGCAATAATCCTGGGTGCTGAGTACACTGGCACAGACCGCTTGCAATGTAGCTTCGGGTATCTTTTTCCCATGGCAGTAGGCTTTACCCTGTGATAGATAGGTGGAGCAGTTCCATCCGACTGTGCCGCTACTTTTAGTGCGCTTATAGTTTTTACCGCAGTGCGGACAGTATATTTTTCCGGTAAACTCACTGTGTTTGGGTGCAGGACGGTTTTTCTGCTTGTTTTGTATTTCTTGTAATATAACTTGCGCCGCATTGAAGGTATCCTCATCAATGATGGCGGGATGCGTCTCTTCGGCATAAAACATTGGCAGTTCACCCGTGTTGCGACACTTCTTCTTTTCCAGATGATTGTTGCGGAAGTGCTTTTGAAGCATAGCATTTCCTGTGTATTTTTCATTGCCGACGATATCACGAATGCGCTGAACACACCATTTTCCACCGAGAACTCCGGGAATTCCACGACTGTTCAGATCTCTGCTGATAACACCGAAAGTGTCTCCGGCAATAACACGTTCGAATATTTCAAGCACAATCGGTGCGGTTTCCATGTCGATTTCTATTTTTTCTTTATAAATGCGGTATCCGAACAGGAAACGCCAGTTTACAAGCTCTCCGCTTTCAAAGCCTTTTCTGATGCGCCATTTCTGATTCTCACTTGCCGACAGGCTTTCTTCCTGTGCGTATGAGGCGAGAATGGTCAACATCAACTCGCCATCGCTGCTCATGCTGTGAATATTCTGCTCTTCAAAAAAGATGTCCACCTCTATTGCTTTCAGCTCACGGACGGTTTCGAGTAAAGTTACCGTGTTCCGAGCGAAGCGGGAGATGGACTTAGTCAGTATCATATTTACTTTTCCGGCACGGCAGTCAGAGAGCAGCCGTTGGAAATTCTCTCTGGTGTCCTTCGTGCCGGTCAGTGCTTCATCTGCATAAACGCCCATATACTGCCATCCCTCGTGACCTTGTATCAATTTACTGTAGTAGCTGATCTGAGAGGACAGAGAGTGGAGCATCGCATCCTTTCCCGTCGATACACGGGCATAGGCAGCAACCTTTATTTGTTGCGCCAACTTGGGTTTAAGAGCTATTTTTGTTACTACTTTAGGCATTTTTTCACCTCCTCGTAGTGTCACATATTACCGTCACTCTCCTTATATAGCAAGTCATTCTCTCGAAATAAACTACACGAAGATAATCCGTATTTTTCGGCCATCATTGTATCAATTATGGCGTACTCGTCTTCGGTTAAAATCCCCTTTGAAAGCATCAACCGGGCCTGTGCCATTGCGGATTTATAACCGCAAACAGCATCAAAATACTCCTTATTCATTGCCGCCACGCCCTTTACCGAACCGTGCCGCAATGTAACAGTCGTGAGAACAATATTTTCTGTTTTTATTGCCGTGGCTCTCAAAAGATGCTCCGCATTTTTCGCAAACAAATTGATAGATCGTTTTTTCACGGCGCTGGCTTTTGTGGCTGTTCCAGTTCAGGGCGCGGCACCTGTCAGAGCAAAACTGACGCAGTTTATATTTTTCTTTGATGGTTATTGGTTTTCCGCATTGCTTGCAGGCAGCTAAATTATTGAGCGTATCAGAATCCAGCCCATTTCTTCTGCAGTACGATTTAACTGTATTCACTGAAACAGAAAGGGCTCCGGCGATTTTTGAATATCCATATCCCTGATAGCGAAGCGCTGTAATTCGCTCCTTTTGTTCGTTCGTCATTGGTCATCCTCCAGTCCGAGGAAAGCCATCCCTCATTACCCACTGGAGGAAAAGCGGTACCTTGAACGAAAAAGAGCAAAAGAAAAGACCCGCAAAAGTGAAAAAATCACAGTTGCGGGTCTGAAACTATAACTGTAGGTCAACAACTTGACCTGTGGTTTAATGTTTTTCACATCGAGATGATATATTTTGGTTTCGGCTATTCGCTATATTTAATGAAAGCATCCTTGAAGCCTGCCGCCTCAACTCTTTTGAGCATGGCATCGGCGTTGGCTTTAACCGAGTATGCTCCGACCTGAACCCGGTACAGTTTCTTCGGTTCGGTGGGAGTTTGAGGTTTTGATGGTTCTGTCACCGTGAGCAGTCTTTTAACCTCGGCGCGGAAGATATCCATCGACTTCCCGTGCTTGGGAAACCAGTGTCCGGGGTCGGCATGGTTGCTGGCGATGCCACGCTTATGCCCTTCATAATGCCCGATGATAACGCCGTCTGCCATAGGGTCGAGCTTGTACTCCTTGCAGAGATAGGCGCATAATTCAGTTGCTTCTTTATATACAGCATTGAAATAAGCGGCATCGGTCAAACCGTCCTCGCAGATTTCAAAACTGATATGAGTATCGTTGACCGAGCCTTTTGAACCGGAACCGCCATGCCAGCCGCGCATATTCCACGGTAGCGTCTGGTATGTGGCGATAGATCTATCAGCCAACTTACCAATGAATGCATGAACACAGACCTGACGGCCGCCGGGCTTATCCTGATTCCAGTGGTTGTTGTATTGATTCTTTCCGAGTAGTCCATCATCGGGCCCGACGTAGCGTTTTAGATTTGGATTGTTCGCACCTGTGGAATGCACCATGATTCCCTTTGGCGTAATGGTTCTGCCCACTTTGTAGCAGGCGTTATTGGTAAGGATCAGTTTTCTCAAATTCATCGTTAATCACCTCGTCACAGATTGATGGGATACAAGTGGTAGGTAAACTTCAAGTCGCAGTAGGCGGTCGATGATGTGCCGTTACTACCAATGCGGATATACAGCCCGTATCCGGCGGGTATACGACTTTGTCGCATGGCAATTTGGGCGTGCTGGGCCTCTGCGGAACTGTCAGCGCCGAGAGGCGTGCTTCTCGAGATACGGGTAAAATTTTGTTCGTCGTTTGAGATGTAGAAGTCCAGTTCCTTTTCGGTGGTGTCTGATTGGCGGCAGATGGTGATCAAATGGCAGTCGTAGGGCACCGGGATAAGCGGGTCGTCTTGACCGCCGATCACAATGCTGCCGATGGGCAGAATGGTGTGCAAAGGCCCTCTGACGCTGTTAGCCCCGCCCGATCCGGTGGTATTGCCGGACATGACATATCTCAGGTGCGGCATCCGAATGAAAGCGTTGATGGTTGACGTGGCAGTGGAAGTCAACGTCAGGGCGGTGTTGGTGTCCTCGGACTTTTCCAGTAGGAACAGTCCTTCACCGGGAGCAACGGAAATATCCCCTATGGAAAACCGCTGCTTTGTCCAATAGCCCGTGCAGGTGGGATGCGGGTTTGTTCCGCTGCCATAGGCGATGTTTGCTGCATCCTGAACACCGCGTATGGCTTCGGCGAGCTTCTTGACGGTGTCGCTGAGATTGCTCTGAACCAGTACCTGTACGGTGTTTACCGCAGGACTGCTCAAAGTCGCAACAAACAGGTAGGTCACGCTGTCCAGCACCATGTTGTTGCCCTGCGAGATTCCAGTAAAAGTGATGGACGCTCTGCGGCTCGCCATGTCCGGTGCCGAGGCGGTTTCCACCGGGTGCAAATGATTGAGAATGATCCCGATGCGTGTATATAGCGTGTCACGCATGGCGATTGTGTCGGTGTGGGTGTTCTCCAAAAGCGTGTGGCTGTCATTCAGCAGATCATGCGTGGCGCCGAGCAGCGTGTAATTGTCGCTAAGTAACCCATGGGTGGTGCCAAGCAGGGTATAGTTATCATTTAACAGATCGTAGGTAAGGTTAAGTAAGCTGTAAACATCATCAATGTTGAGTGCAGCCAATGCTGATAATACTTGATTCAGCCATTCCTGCGCAGGAGGCTCCGGCGGCGTGACAATTCCATCCACAAGAGCCTCTTCAACAATGGTAAGAACCTTTACACTTTTCCCAACCACATCGCCAAATACGACTCTTATTTCCAGTTGACCCACGCCGACAATTTCAGTATCCGTCGCACTGGGTGACCATGTCAGTACGCTGTCGGCATAATTTGTGACCACGGGATAGGCCGTGCCATCGGGTCTTTTGTAGATTGCCTGCAGTGAAGCGCCGGGATAATCGTCCCCTAATAAACTGGAAACATCAAACTCGATGTTACGGAAGTGATGCTCACCGCGCCGACCGATGTGTACGGTTGATGCCTTAGTTAAGTCAATCATTTTCCATCACCATCTTCCCGTCCGTGAAGCTGCTTAAGAACCTCTCTCAGTTTTTCAGGTATGGGCAGCCCAATATGAGCGGCATTCTCTAAAATAGAAACACCCTCATTGCTAAGGTAGAAGAAGATGACTGCCGTCCGAAGGACACCGCCACTGCCCACAGTGCTGCCCAATATCTGCGTATCAAGGATATGGGCGACACCTACCAGCACAAAGATGAGCACCTTTTTGAAGATACCTTTCGCACCGATTTCACTGGACAGCTTTTTGTCAATAATGGCGCAGAGCACGCCCGTCACATAATCTATTGCGACAAATGCTATGAGGGCATATAGAAATCCATCCAGCCCACCGAGAAACCATCCAAGAAACGCACCGACAGCGGCAAAAGCCACCTGTATCCAACTCCAAACCTCTTTCATTAAAAACACCTCCGATTTATAAATTTGTGTATAGAAAAACGCTCCCGCATATTACGAGAGCGCCACGATTTAATTATATCTAAAGTTCCAAAACCAAGTCCTGAATCTGTTGCATCACATCTGCCCTTGGCCGTCCTGTTCCAATGGGTAGCCATGTGCCGGGTGGGATATCAAAAGCCGATGAGGAATCAAATCCGTTGATTACCGTGACGACAGGCTCGATGGCTTTTCGAAGCTCCACGATGTGGAACGGCCAGTTTTTAACCGTGGTCCTTCCAGCGGTAATGTCCTCGATCCAAGTCACAGGAGATAGATTGTAATAGCTGCGTATCGTGTTCACGGCGGTTCGGAGCTTCTGGATATGCGTTGCCTTCACATGGGTTTCGTTTGCGGTTATTGTCTCGAACGGTGGTGACAGCACCGTAAAAATACGTACAACCTCCGGGCTTGATGACTCGATATCGCTGTCAAGGCAACGGACGGTCACGGTATGGCTCCCGGCGGTCAGTGTTGGTACTTGAAACACCGTTTTTACACCATTGCCCAGGTAACCGCTTACGGAAAACATCTCAGGATTGTCTACGCTGTTGAACCACGCACCCTCATCAATCTTGACTTCCACAATCTGCGTTTGACCGTCCGGCTCAATGCCCGTTATAATCATGAAACGCGGGGTCGTATGGTAACTGGAACTGCCGGATACCGGGCAGACAATTACCGGAGCAGTCGGCGGGCTGTTTTTCTTAACAGTGCCGCTGACTACATAGGCAGAAACTGCATCCAGCGTATCAGTTACACTGATGCGGTAGCGGGTATACATTCCGGCTATCTGAGATGCGTTCGCAATAAACGTTCCTGATGTAGAGCTTGAAACGACGATTGTCAAAGCCTCATATGCTGACCAGTTGACCCCGTCCGATGAAGTCGAACGCTGGATGACATATTGCTTGATAGAGCTGGTTCCGGGTATCGTTCCGCTCCATGTAAGAGTTACGGTGGTTGATTCATAAATGGCAGGAACAGCGGTAAAGGAGTTCGGCGGCGTTGGCAGTGTATTTCTGCGGACAGAGTTGCCGGAAACAGTCCAGTCGGAATAAAAACTCTCCCCGGCGGCACCTCGTGTTCTTACCCGGAAACGGCGGTAATTTCCCCTCGTGGACGGAGGGCTGACGCTTAAAATACTACTTGTTGCCGTAGTGGTCACCGTGGTCAGCGCTGTCCATGCTCCCCATGTGCTGTTGTCTGGCGAATCACTATACTGTATCTCATAGGATGTGATGGCATTGCCTGCACCGTCGGACGCACCACTCCATGAGAGCGAGAGGTTTCCTTCAGCTAAAGTTGCACTTACTGAGCAAGCCGTAGGCGCTCCACAAGCTGTGATGTCACAGAAAATGCTGTTGCTGATCTTCTCTACTGAATAAACATCAAAAGTGTCGATTGTCCAAATGCCGAACTGCGTATATGTTCCCGGAACTCTTGATACATTTGGGTTATAGCTGCCGCTGCTGGCTGACAAGGTCAGGGTGGTCAGCACATTCCATGTGCTCCATGTGACGTTATCCGTAGATGTGCGTCTTGCAATCTGATATCCCTTCACTGGACTGGTGCCCCCAGACGCTCCGCTCCAAGTCAGTGTGATGGTCTCATCGCTATACGCTGCCGGAGACGCAACGGCGGTTGTCGGTGCCTTCGGCGCTGTATTTCTTCGGACGGAGTTCGTTGATACTTTCCATCCGGAGTAATAACTTGCTCCTGCTGTGCCACGAGTCCGCACCTGATATCTTCGGTAATTTCCTCTGGTGGACGGCGGCGATGTAGATATGCTGCCGCTGGTGGCTGTGGTGGCAACCGTAGTCAGTGATGTCCATGCTCCCCATGTAAAGTTGTCACTGGAATCACTGTACTGAATCTCATAGCTGGAAATCGTATTATTGATGCCGCCGGATGCCCCGCTCCATGAAAGAGTAACATCACCTTCCGAGAGTATAGGGCTGACCGAACAAGAAGCCGGAACTCCGCAGGCTGTTGTCAAAAGCGGTGAGCTTAACACTGTATAGTTTGAATTGTCGATGACCCCGGAGGTGAGGGTTAGCCTTCCATCCGACACCACCCGAAAGCGAACGCCTTGCGTAGTGTTTCCTGTAGTTGAAGGACATGTCACCGAAACATATCTGAGCCTTGGCGTTGTTCCGTCCCAGTTGTCACCGTCTACCGTCTTGATGCGCACCTGTGAAGATGCACCGTTTACGGTCATGGTACAAAGCAAAGCATAACCGTTGTGAATAAAGGAACCGGATGAACCGAGTGCTGCGGATATGGTGAAGTTGTAGGTCATCTGGCTATTGTTGGGTCGGCTTTTGGTATAGGTGATCGTGTAATGTACGGTTGGGCTTGAACCTGCTTGTAAAGATACACCGTTAATATCTGCCATCGTCGTTCACCCCCTTATTCATAGACTGCCGAAACCAGCGAGTTTACTAAACCGCAAAGGCTGGTATTCAATCGGGTATCAATGATGTTATTTGAAACTATTGATGTGGCCGCCGTCGGTACAAACACATCAGCGAGGCAAAGCTCATACACATCGCTGGTTCTTGTCAAAGCCGGAGCCACAGGCGTTGCAGCGGGAGTCCCGTCAACAACTGCAATCTGAACGCTTCGACTGATCTGACTTAAGCGGACAACAATCCGGTCAATGCGGGGATTGCTCCCGTTTGCCGTTGTCAGCGGAAGGTTTAAATCATCTGTATTTTCATAACGGTATCCGTTAATCCACGCACTTCCCGCTGCCACATTCACAGCCAAACCGATTGATGGTGACACCTGAAGATTTGTTGCTGTCATATAAAAAACACCGTTGGAAACAAGACTCCCGAAGTATGCCGCAAAATCTGCAGCGTCATAAATCCTGTCCCCATCGGTCGAGTTAAAAAAACCGCTTTTCTCCATATTGATTTCCCTCCATTAAGCCCTTGCGTAAGAGCAAGATATCATATAAAAGCCCACAGGTAATGTGGATGCGGCAGCGTTCGCCATCACACCGCTTGCGTTAATCGTAATCGGCATACTTGTGCCGCTACCGCCCACCGCAGTTGCCACAGCGCGTACTGTCGAGTAAGGGTAAAAGTTCGCATTTGTTATTGTCAAAATCGTGCCGCCGGAGGCGACTCCCGAACCAGCCACATTGATCTGCAATCCGATTGAAACGACGCCCTTATTCACAAATGACATATTCATACCCATTGTCACGTCACTTCCAAGTGAGTAAGTGAGTGCAGTGTTAGCCTCCTGGGCTATCTTTGCGGTAGTCACAGCAGCGTTTGCAATTCTTGCTGTGGTAATTGGTTCATTATTGATGTTGAGCCAGTTCGCCTGCCCGGAGGGGTTATTGAACACGAAAACTGAAATCACATAGAACGTCATGGTGTTACGAGATATAAAGAATCCCATTGCCCGCTGATAACCGTTTCCCGTGTTGTCCCCGCTATGCTTTATTAAAAAGACATGCCCGTCGTCACTCGGCTGGTCACTGAACCTGCTGCCACTCCATGAGGTAAAGTAAAAGGCATCTCCCGGCACCATGTTGTGCAAAGCATATTGACCAATCGATATAGTGCCCGCACCTACGGTTATTTCAAGCGCCGGAACTTTTCCAAACAGGTTGTTAATGGTATCCGCAAAATTGTCACCTTGAATTTTTGGGTCTACATCAGTCAAATCGCCCAGCGTTTCTTCTACAGTACTAAGCGTCTCTTCCACGACGCCAATGGCTTCTGCCACTTCGGATATACCGGAGGGGGCTGATAGAACTGTTTTGACCTCGCTTATGTCGGAGCGGATTTTCTGCGCAATTGTCAGCTCGGCTTTTCCGAACACTACACTGATGCTCTGACCGTCCGCGTCATAGGTTTCTTCAATCTCGGTGATGCGCGTCGTCATGGATACGCCCCATGCCTTGGAAATGACTTGAACGGACTGCCCAAGGTCGAAGTCTGTCTTGTAGGTCAGGTTCCCGTGAGGGTTTACCGAGGTATCAAAGGAATAACGGATTGCCTGTTCGCTCAGCTTACTCTGGCCTCGGAAAATCAGCGCGTCGATGTAACCGGTGCCGAAATCCACCTCTTGCAGGTCTTTGGCGTCCACGAAGATTTCTCGTCTGGTCTCGCCGGAACCACTTGTGATGGTGACAAATGTGCGGGCGGCACCTTCACCCTCGCCGCCGATGAGAGCGGTGTTGGCGTAATCCGCTGCACTCTCGGTGTAGCTCTGCTCCGTTAGGTTCTCATACTCTTTGGAGAATACGGCTTGCGAATCAGCGCCCCTATAAAGCGTTACCGTAAAAATACCCGTTGCAGGATTGAACACAGTCTTAATTCCGATGTCTGAGGCCGCGCATAGTCCCGTCACTGCATCCATAAGGTTTCGGTAGGATATTTGAGTGCTGACAGGCACATTCAGGTTCGGAGATAAGAAAAATATCCCGGTTATTTGCCGAACCGTGTCTGTAGGGCTGATGAGATTATTATTTATCAACTGCAGAGCACAGGCGGAAAGGTCACCGGACAACTTCTCTGTACCCCACACAATACGGCGGGAGAGGAAGGAAGTCACAAAACGGCCGCTCGCCGTGATGATTTCCTGCTCGGTCTGAGACAATTCCAGATGCTCAATGATCCCGGCTTCCTCGTCGTCGTTCTTCCAGATAAAACTTCCTTTTTGCAGGAGCGCGGTGTTTTCCGGCGTTGCGATGGCTTTCAGTTCAAAAGAACCGCATTGGGAGTAACGCCGAGTCCAGCGTAGGTATTCGAAAGACTCCACGATGCCCATGAGTTCACGCTCTGAATTGTAGATATATAACTGCATATTCACACCCCCAGAAACTGCGGACGAAAGTAAATGCTGACTTCCAGCAGTTCCATATTGACCGAAGCATCGTAGCGTAAAGTATTCACTCCGGCGGCAAGCTGAAAGAATGTCGAACCGGTATCTAGCAGCGAGAAAACATTCGTTATCACTGTTCCGTTCACGCTGACTACTCGCTTACCTGCGAAATGGGTATATACTCGAAGCTCATCCCCAGCGCTCATTGTCGTAAGGAGACGGATGTATTCACCGGTGTCAATGTTTAAGAGTTCTGGATTCGTAACCGTTCCCAATGCCTGAAACACAATCTCGCAGCCGCAGGAAACATCGCCAATATTTTCAACCGTAATGATCTGGCTGGGTTGGCGCATTCCAAACTCCATGCCGCCCTCCGGTATCTCCAGGTCAAACTCGAACAGTGGTATCCATGATGCCAGCTCCTCACGCACTTCATCCAGCGTCTCGAAGAAGGGGGACGGGCAAAGGAGGCTAACAAAAAAGTTAGGTATTCGCTGCCTTGAGGAAACGGTAAACCCCGCTTCCTCGACAACGCAGGCAATTTGCCGATCACGGTAGACGAGCGTTCCATTCAGCTTAGGGCTAAATATCTTAAGAAAAAACTGTCTCCGTGCATAGGCATCGTCAGGTGTATCTGCTACGACCGTACCCTCCAGTATGATGTTGCGCATATCCAGTGTGGATGAGATATAAAAAGCACCGTCTTGATCCGGTGCCTTGAATGTGTTAACGGTCTGATGTATGTTGCCAGTGCCGTCTATTTTCTTAAGAAAATACGGGCGACTTTGTTTGAGCGTGATGCTCCTGCCATCCGCATTAATATATGTTAGTTCCACAGTCAGACCTCCCTTTAATATTCAAGAGCCAGCTTGCGGGACAGATTCTTAAATTCCCGTGCCAGTTCTTTTTCGGACAGAGCCTTCGGTGTCACCACCGAGAGATTTTGCGTGATGCTTGCGCCGGGAGCGCTGCCTTGCCCTGACGAGCCTCTGTAATTCAAATCGAAGTTTGTGGGCACTGCATTTTGCATATCCCTTGAAACTGCTGCCATTGCATCTTCAAAACCGACACCGATGCCTTCGCCCATGTTGTGGCCAATTCCGGCAAACAGAGCAGAGGGAGATTTGATACCGAAGAAGTTCTTAATCTTCGATACCACATTACCGAAAAAGCCTGATATCTTACTCCACAGCCACGCACCTGCGTCTGAAATACCATTCCATAGCCCCTTGATGAGGTTGCCGCCCACCTGCGCCATTTGACCGATATAGCTGGTGAATGCCTTAACCAAACCTGTGATGATTTGCGGTACAGCCTTGACCACCTCAACGATGATTTTCGGTAGGTTCGCAATCAAGGCAATAAACAGCTGAACACCGGCCAGAATGATTTTATCAATGTTGCCTACGATAGCGTTCACCAGTGAGGTTATAATCTTCGGAATCGCGGCTACAACAGTAGTGATAATCTGCGGGAGTGCCTGTATCAGCGATATTAAAAGCCTAATGCCTGCGTCAATTATCATGGGAATCGACCCAATGACTGCACTGATAATACTGTCTATGATTTGCGGGATTGCTTCCACAACTGCTGTAATGATGGTAGGCAATGCTGTCACAAGTGAGGTCAACAATTGAATACCCGCATCGATGATCTGTGGAATAGCTCCGATGATAAAGGCAATGATGGCGGTAATAATAGCGGGCAAGGCAGAAACAAGCTGAGGTATTGCATCCACCAGTCCTTGTGCTAACCCTATAATCAACTGCAAGGCCGCATCCAGCAGCATTGGCAGGTTATCTATCAAACCTTGAACAATCGTTGTGATTGCGGTAACCGCCGCCGGGATTAGGTTAGGCAGCGCATTTCCTATGCCTTGTACCAATGCCGTGACCAGTTGCACCGCTGCATCGATGAGAAGTGGCAGGCTGTCAATCAACGCTCCAACTATCGTCATGACGGCATCCACCGCCGCTGGGATAAGCTCCGGCAGTAAGTTCAGGAGCGTTTCAAGCACCTGCGTGAACAGGCTCGTGACAGTTTCGAGCAACATAGGAAGCAGGTCGCCCACCGCAGTTAATATCGCATCGAACGCAGGCGGGAGTGCGGTTACGATGTTTCCCAAAACAGGTACAATGTTTGCGACAACCGCACGGAAAGCATCCACGAGGTTTTCCGTCAGATTGGTCATGTCGGCATTGGCATTACCGAGTCCGCCTGTAAAAGAGCCAAGTGCGGCTTGTAACATGCCAATTGAGCCGGTTATTGTCTGAGTTGATTCGCGCGCAAAGTTCCCTGCATATTGCTCCGTGTTCTCGAAAAACATCTGCATTGCGATTTCAGCTTTTTCAGCTTGTGTGGCGGTATTCCAAGTGAAATCCAGACCCTTTGCGAGAGCATAGGCTTGGATGTTGGTAGCGTTCATAGCAACACCGAGATTATCCATCATGGTGAAGTTGCCTTTTGCTGCGCCTGCCACCGAGTCCAGTGCCATTTGCATATCAACGCCCATAACAGAAGCCATATCCGCCGCCCGCTGCATGGCCTTTTCAGTTAGTTCAAGGCTTTTCTGCTGCTGTATACCGGAGCCTTGGAACAACGCACCCATTTTATTAGCCGTGGCAAGATACTCACTCTGTGACACGCCGAGGTTTCGATAAGCTTCCTCGCCGGTTTTCTGAATCGACGCGGCATACGCACCGAAAACCGCTTCCGAGCCACCGAGATTTTGTTCCAGCTCTCCGAATTGCTGAACAACCTCTTTGCCTAACTTAATAGCGGCAGCCCCGGCAGCAACGGCAACTGCACCCATCGCAACACCGATTCCCTTAAGTATGCCACCGAGCTTGTCAAACTTGCCGCCGGCATCTTCCGCGCTTTTACCTGACTCGTCTAATTCATCACCGAGATTATCCGCTTCTATTGTGGACTGTTCAAGTTCACGCTCCATACCGTTGAGTTCTGCCTGTGCCTTATTTAGCTGAATCTGCCAGTTCTAAGTACGGCGGTCGTTTTCGCCGAAGGACTCCGAGGCGTTCTGCAGAGCGGCACGCAGGGTTTCAATCTTGCTTTTCTGCGCGTCGATTTCCTTATTCAGCGTAGCGTTACGGGCGGTGACCGCTTGCACAGACTTATCGTTTTTGTCAAACTGGCTGGTGACGAGCGTCATTTCACTGCCCAGCACCTTAAAAGACTGGTTGATGTCGCGAAGGGCGTTCTTAAACTCGCGTTCGCCCTCAATACCTATTTTCAGGCCAAAATTGTCCGCCATCTGTGCTCACCCCCTTAAATCCCCGGCGGGATAATATCGTCAATGGTCCGTGTTTTCTTCGGCTTTTCTATGCCATGCCATTGCTTATGGCAGGTCCATAAATCAAAAAACAGTCCGATGGGCATGAGCCAGAATTCCTCCGCATCCATGCCCATCTGAACTGTTCCATAATAAAGAAGCCGGGTAAAGACCTCAGCGTCCGTTACCCGACTTCCACGTTTTTTGATGCGGCACCCCCGGTGGCGCTATCTTCCTCGCTTTCAACATCGCGCTTTGTGCCTTTGAACATCGCTTCAGTGATTGCGTTCTTATATGCCGCCAAATCAAGCGGTGAAGTGAGAAGTTCGACTTCCTCCTCAGTGAGAAGTTCCTCCGGTGCGTTCTTATTCTTAAGGTTTCGAATCAAGATGGACTGATTTGCCAGTACGGTAATCAGCCATACAATCTCGTCCAGCGCCATCTCAAAGTTCTCTGATTTCATCAGTTTTTCTCCGAGGTTTTCAAGCCCGCCATATCGACCTGCAATCGCTTTTGTCGCACGCGTGGTCAGAATCAGTTCATAGTCTTTGCCGCCGATATTGATTGCGGCACTTCTTTCAGCGGCATTTGTTAAAATGACGTTATCCATATCTGCATCCTCCTTACGGCTCCGGCGTGTAGACCGGCTCATAAACTTCAGTAAACCAACCGGTTATAGTACCGGATGAGACGCCTGCGTCACCTTCAGTGACCTCCGCTTTCCATGGGTGCTTACCCATGCCGTCCAATTTGTTACGGCGCATGACCGTTCCTTCGATGGTGGGTGTGGAGAAGGTGATGGAATCCGCCTTTGTCTGAAGGTTCGTTGCGGGCAGACCGAACTTCACGCGATAGAGCCAGAAGTAGCGATATGTGCCGTTGGCTTTCTGTGCTCGGAAACCCACAGCAACGGGTGTACCCACATTTTCGCTGGCGGAGATCAGCACGCCGTTGTCATCGGTGGACGAGCCGGTCAGATCTGCCGCCGCCGTGGGGCCGATGTCATCGACGCCAAGTGTGAGCGTTCCGCTGTTGAAGTCTTTTACAACTTCTGCTGCACCGTCATCAGCGTACAGAATTGCCTCCACCAGCTCCACCGAGAGTTCAGCGGTGATGGCTTTGGCGAGGACAAGCGGCGTAGCGTAGGTTTCTTCGCCGTTGGAGTCCTCAGTTATCTTTGAATAGTAAAGTCTGTCAAGACCGATAGTTGCCATGTTTTATTCCTCCGTTTCGTATGATTTTGCCACATCAATGGCGTAATGATGATAGCCGGTATCGTCCTCATGTCCGATGTACCGTCTTTCAGTCACAGTAATATCTGCATTTAGCAAAGCCGTAGTGATCTGCCTTTTCCGCTGTTGGTAGTTGCCTTTTGAGAACAGCGATATCCGCACTTCCTGCACGTCAAAGCCGGGGCGGTTATCGGCATGGACTTCGAATATGTCAGTCAGAGGGATAAAGACCAAATATTCGTCAGGAGGCACACCGCTGAATACACCGGTTTCGATAGGGATATTAAGCGGTTCCAGCACTTCGTTCAAATCCGAAAGTAGACTCATATCTTATTTACCTCCTCGTCCAGCTTTGCTTTCATTGCTTCGATGCACGGCTTTCTACTGGTGCTTTTCGCAGGCTTTAAGAATGGTTTTGCCGGTTGCCCCGATTTTCCGTATTCGATGATATTGGCTATCTTGGCATTGCTACTGCCATCTCTACGTTGTTCGGAAAATCCAACTTTAACATTGTGATTGCCATCCCTGTCCTGCAGAGCGGGTGAAAGTCCCATTGCCGCCGCAAGCTGGCCGGTAGAACGCGAAGGATACTTTGTGTCACGACCAACAACTGAATTCAGATTAGATTTAACCTTGTCAAGCACAACCTCGCCGCCAGCCTTAAGCACACGAGGGATGATTTCATCCGTTTTTTCGTTCAGCTGTGAAACCTTTAAGAGGAAGTCCTCCGGCATTTTCATGGTCACTTTAGCCACTGGGCTTCACCTCCTTGGCGAGTACTTCAGTGTACATTCCACGGCCTTTGACATCTTCCACCGAGGTAATTTCAAATCGACCGTCGTCACAAACAATAAGCATTGCGGTCGTAACGATGACACTGGGAATACAGCGAAAACGGAAAAGGTCGGTGGCTTCCGAAAATGCGGCTCTGTTTGCCCACATTTCAGTGCCGTGCCGACCTTCCCGATATGCTTTGATGGAAGCAACAATATTGTCAATCTCAGTGCTGAAACCTTCCGAGTCTTTTATGGTTACTTTTTCAATAAGGTCTATAAAGGTGTTCATTTTTCCAAAGCTCATGTCACACCTTCCAATCCCGGTCGAGACGGAGCAGCAGGTTCACCGTGTTCCAAACCTGTTGGCCAGCCTGCACACTATCGGCGAAGAAACCAGCCGTCGAGCCATCTCTGCTTTCATAGAAATGACTCGACAGCATGATAACTGCCTGTTCTGTAGTGGGTGGCATAGTGTTTTCTGTATAATAGCCTTCAGCCACATGCTGGTAGCTCTCCGCATAGGAGACGGCGGCTTTGATGTAATGCAGCAGAAGGCCATCGTCTGCGTCATGCTCCAGGATCAGATTTGCTTTTACCTTTGGAAGAAGATTATCTGTTGTCATGCCATCCGTCTCCTTTCGGTCATTCTTCGTCTGCCACCATCAATCCCGCAGCTTTTAACTTGGCGAGCAGGGCATTGAAATCCGTGACCAAACCCGCTATCGTTGTAGCTTCGCTATCGATTTGATTGGCGGCGGCAGGAAGCCCCGTTACCGAGGCTCCCTGTTTAATCTCCAATGTACCACCGATGACGGTTTTTTCACCGCCCTGCTCGGTGTAGTTTTTTACGTTATATGACATAGCGAAATCCTCCTCTTAAGCATGCTGCCTGAGCAGCTTGATGCCTTCGGGCAGTACGGTTTTGCCGTCCACACGCTGGAAAGCGTAGAAGCCGGTCTGCAGGTTGGCGATGTGCAATTCATCCGCACGGCGCACGGTTCTGCCACTGCGGTCGGCAATCCAGTAGTTCTGGAAATCACCGAAAGCAATGGTGTATGCGTTTGCCGCAATGGTCGGAGCATACTGCGAAACATAAACCGGAAAACCGAGCAGACGGTCGGGCTGGCCTGCCTGCAGAGAAGGCTGCCACATATATGCACCGTTACCGTCTTTGAGCTTGCGGATACCCGCGAGGGTTGCACTACTCAAAACGAACACGGCGTTTTTCTTGTAGCCGTCCTTGAGGGAATAAGTCAGCTCGATGAGTTCATCCGCTGTGATTGCCCCGGCCGCCGCCGTTGTCACACCGACATCTCCGCCGCTGGCGGTGAAGATGCCTGTGGGCTGGGTACTGCCTGCACCGACGCAAAAAGCCTGCTCCTCCTTTGCCGCAAAAGCGCGGGCAAAATTGTCGATGAGATAGTTTTCAAGGTCAAACATAGAATCTTGAAGCAATTCCTCCGAAACCAGTGCCGCCGCGCGGAGGGTGTACGCATCGAGGGAGAGCTGGTTGAAGGTAGGGGTGCTGGGCGTAAACACGCCGGACTCTGCCACCCAGTCGGCCGATACATCAGTGAGTGCAATGTTAATCCTGTGGGGCGCCGCCGTGGTGATCACCTTAGAAATGGAGCGAATCACGTTCTCACGCTCAAGCGCCCGGACAAGATTTCTGTCGAACTCAATCGGAACAAGATAACCGCCGGTGGAAGGGGTGCCTTCCTCCATAACGTTGTGTACCGGACGTTTACCGCGCACGAGGTTCAGAAAGTCCTCGCGGTATTCGGCGGTCGCTCTAAAGTGGACGGGCTTCCCGTCCTGTGTGTTGGGTTTCGCTGTGATGGGAGAGCTGGTGGGCTGTGCCATAGCGGTGTCTCTTGCCACGCGGTCTTCCTCAAGGGCGATCTGACGCGCCATCGAGTCCACATCGGCCAGCATCTTGTCGTAGGTTGTGTTGTCTTCAGCGGAAAGAACACCGTCCTTCGCGCGAGTATCGAGGAACGCCTTTGCCGCATCCCACGCCTTTGCGCGTTTTTCACGCATTTCAAGTACCTTTTTCATAATCAAATACCTCCGTCAAATGTATTTACGGGCTTGCAGTTTCTGCATAGCCGCTTCGATGGAAACACCCGTGGGCGCATCCTGCCACGGCACTTGCTTGTCAAGTGCGTGCTCCGGCTTCGGAGCGGATTTCGAGATGAGCTTGTTCATAAGGGAATTGGTAACCGCCCTGCGGCTGAATGCAAAGACCACATCGTCGGTATGACTGCGCTTGCTGTCCTCCAAAATGCCGTCGACAAAGCCCAGCTCGATAGCCTTGTTAGCATTCATCCAGGTTTCACCGTCCATGAGATGGGAGATTTTAGCTCTTGACTGCCCGGTCTTAATTTCATAAGCGTTGATGATAGATTCCTTTACCTCGTCCAGCATGGCGATAGCCTTTTGCATTTCCTCGGTATCACCGATAGCGATTGACATCGGATTGTGAATCATCAGCAGAGCTGTCGGAGCCATAAGCACCTCGGTACCCGCCATTGCGATGACCGAAGCGGCGCTCGCCGCCAGACCGTCAATTTTTACGGTGACATTGCCTGTGTAGTCCATGAGCATGGTGTAAATCTGTGAAGCCGCCACGCAGTCCCCGCCGGGAGAGTTGATCCATACGACGATGTCTCCGCTGCCGGAAAACAGCTCATCCTTGAACATCCGGGGTGTGATTTCATCGCCCCACCAGCTTTCGTCCGCAATAGTGCCGTCAAGGCAAAGGGTGCGGATACCCGATTCCCCATCATTAACCCAGTTCCAGAAATGCGTCTTGTCACGCGCCCTGACGGGAACTTTTCCTGGGCTTTGCGCCCGATTTGTTTTGTCCATCTGAGGTTTCCTCCGTTTCTGTTGTAGTTGCATTTGCGAACGCGCCGGCGTCCTGCAATTTGGTCATCGCGCCGTTGATCAGGTAAAGGTCGCCGCCGAGTTCCACAGGTATCCGGTCGAGGTTTTCAAGCTGTCTGATATCATTTGCGCTCATCCAGCCATTCTGCCGCGCCGTAGCGTAGCCCGTCATGCGGCTCTGGTAGTCGCCGCGTAGCAGCCCGTCCACATTAAACTTGGTGAACACATCTCGTTTTTCGCTTTCGAGCAGGAGCGATTTGTTCATCGCCTGTTCCCAGCGGATAACCCACGGGTCGAGAGTGTATTTCACGAATTCCAGAGATTGCTGTTCAATGTTTGAAAACGAGGATTTCTCCAAATCCGCCAGCATATGCGGAGGCACTCGGAAGATGCGGGCGATTTCGTTGATTTGAAACTTCCGTGTTTCCAAAAATTGCGCCTGTTCGGGCGATATGGCGATGGGTGTATATTTGAGTCCTTCTTCAAGCACGGCGATTTTGTTGCTGTTGGCGCTGCCTCCAAAAGTGGATTGCCAGCTTTCCCTGATTCGCTCCGGGTCTTTTAATGTGCCGGGGTGTTCGAGAACACCGCCCGGTGCGGCACCGTTGGCGAAGAACTTCGCGCCATATTCCTCAGCGGCGATGGAAAGCCCCACAGCATTTTTTGCCATTGCTATCGGCGAGTAGCCGACCAGCCCATCAAACCCCAAACCGAGAATATGAAGCACCTCGCCGGGGGCAAGGATAATATCGTGTGGTTTATTCTTGCTGACTTCCGGTGCGTCATCACCGCTTTTTCTGTAGCGGTAAAACAGCCGCCCGTGTGAATCCCGGTCAACAGTCATGCGATCGGGCATAAGTGGATACAGTGCGACAACATCGCCACGGGCGTTTCGTATGATCTGCGCATAGGCGTTGCCCATCAGCAGCAAATGGTTCATCATGGTCTCCCGGAATACAAACGATGTCATCTCCGGGTTTGGCTCGTCGTGCAGCACCCGCCACAGCGGATGGTCGAGATATTTGTCCTTACTTCCGTCTTCGCCGTATTTATATACAAACAGCGGCAGACCTGCAATTGCTTCAGAAAGTATACGGACACAGGAGTAAACCGCAGTCATCTGCATGGCAGTTTTTTCATTGACAACTTTGCCGGAGGACGAGCCGCCCCATAAAAAGCTGGTACTGACAAGGTTTTTAGGCTTGTCACGGGCTTTGAATATTCCCTTAAAGATGTTCATAGGCAGTTACCTCCAATCAAAAAACGAGCAGTCCGCGTGTGTTGTACACGCTTTCGCCCGTATCGTTTCCGCACCGAATCGCCCGGTCGAGCGCCATAATCGTGGCGACTGCACCGTCGATTTTTTCTGTGCTTTTTTCTTTATCTGCTTTGATGTTGCCGGCAGGGTCTGTGCGGATGAAGATGTTATCCAGCATCCAGCGCAGTACCGGGTGACCGCCGTGGGCAATTTTCTCCTCCAGCGTAAGCTTCATCAGCTCTTTGGTCGGAGGAGACATATCCTTGAAACCCTGACCAAAAGGAATGACCGTGAAACCCATGCCTTCGAGGTTTTGTACCATCTGAACAGCTCCCCAGCGGTCAAAGGCGATTTCACGGATGTTGTATTTTGTACCGAGTTCCTCGATAAAAGCTTCTATAAATCCGTAATGCACCACATTGCCCTCTGTGGTTTGAATAAAGCCCTGCTTATTCCACACATCGTAGTTCACATGGTCACGTCGAACACGCAGGTCGATGTTGTCCTCCGGTATCCAGAAGTACGGCAGAACGCAGTATTTATCATCCTCGTCTTGTGGTGGAAATACCAGCACAAACGCCGTGATGTCGGTACTGCTGGAAAGGTCAAGTCCTCCGTAACAGACACGCCCTTCAAGCGACTTTTCATCCACGGAAAACGCGCAAGCATCCCATTTATCCATCGGCATCCAACGTACGGCTTGTTTTACCCATTGGTTCAGCCGAAGCTGTCGAAAACTATTCTCTTCAGCAGGATTCTGACGGGCAGACTCGAATGCAGCCTTTACCTTATCCATGCCGACTGTAATACCGAGTGAGGGATTCGCTTTTTTCCACACCTTGGGGTCAGTCCAATCATCATCCTGCGCCGCACCGTAAATGACGGGATAGAAGGTGGGGTCGCGCTTTCTGCCGTCGATGATATCCAGTGCCTTCTGATGCACCTCCCAGCAAATGCTGTTCTGGTTATCTCCGGCGGTGGTGATTAAAAAATACAGCGGCTGCATTCTCGCATCGCCGCTGCCCTTGGTCATGACATCATAAAGTTTCCGGTTCGGCTGAGTGTGCAGCTCATCAAATACCACGCCGTGGGTGTTGAAGCCGTGCTTGTTGCCGACATCAGCGGACAGCACCTGATAGATGCTCCCAGTCGGCTGATAGATGAGCCGCTTGGTTGCATCCAGTATTTTGACACGCTTGGAGAGCGCCGGGCACATTCGCACCATATCCGCCGCCACATTGAACACGATGGATGCCTGATTTCGGTCGGCGGCACAGCCGTAGACTTCGGCGCGTTCCTCATTGTCTCCGCAGGTGAGCAGCAGTGCGACAGCGGCCGCAAGTTCGCTTTTGCCCATCTTCTTTGGGATTTCCACATAGGCGGTATTGAACTGCCGGTAGCCGTTGGGCTTGAGGGTGCCGAACACATCGCGGATAATTTGTTCCTGCCAGTCAATCAGTTCAAAGGGCTTGCCCGCCCAAGTGCCTTTGGTATGGGCGAGGGCTTCGACAAAAGCCACAGCATAGTCGGCGGATGCTTTGTCGTAAACCGAATCTGTGGCTTTAAACCGTGTCTGCTTGTATTTTTTTAGCTTTCTGATACCCACCGCCCCCTTCCGGGCATAAAAATAGACCGCCATCGGCAGTCCCGTCAAAATCTATCTGTACGAGATACAGCCCCATGCAGGGCAGAATCTCGGCTGTTTTGTTGTTTGTTACGGTCTGTGTTCCAGTTTTACGTCATCGCCCTCAAAGTGGATGATGTAGCGAGTTTCAAACCTCTCGCCGGGGAGCTGGACGATTATCCGCAATTCGCCGTTTTCAAATGCATTGTAGGTTCGCAGGACTTTCGCCCCTGCGGGAAGCTGTTCTTCAACCTGTTTCCATTGTTTTTCGGTCATTTTCGTTTCCTCCATTTAGTGTGGTTTCCCTTTCGGTAGTGACATATTAACTCTGAAAACACACTATATCAAGTCAATTACGCGATAAATACGGGCATAAACTACACGAATTTTAAGGTTGTTATTGCTGTAGAAACTGTGTAGTTTACCGCGTTATTCCTCGCCTATGAAGATAAAGCGGACATATTTGTCCCTATGTTCCTCAAGGAAAAGTACCAGCTCGAAGAAGTTCATTTCATGGGCAATGCGCTGGACGGTGCAGGTATCGAACATATTTGTCAGTCCGGTATCCCGGACGGCGAGAATTTGCTCTTTCACTTTATCTTCCATCGTCAGCATCCTCCAGCTTTCGACATAAATCCCCACCGTAGACAACTTGAAGCGAACTGCCGTTGTCCCAAGCGACTCCCAAGCTGCCGATGTCATCGACATACCGCACGGTACCCTTTGTACCAATTGGAGGAGCCTGAGGGTCGTCCATTCGAAGAAGCTCCACACGGCAGCCGACCGGGTACTGTTTACTGATACGTTCTACAGTTTCTCTTGAAGGGAAATTATTCATCGCCGATTACCTCGCTTTTCGGAGTTTTAAATGCAGAGCTGCCTGTCAGGTTGCGGAGCAGAATTTTGCGCTCCTCCTTGTATGCCGTTCCGATGAAGCCCAGCCGCAGAAGGAAGCAGCGGAAAGCGTATTTATCATTGTCCGTTTCTTTTTCTTTGGCGGTGACTCGTTTCTGTACCCGTGCCATTTCACAAAGGGCCGTGACAAAATGTGTGTATGCCTTAACGGCATCTGGGTCGGTGCCATCCTCGAACCAAGGGAAGCGCACCTTGTCATCTGTTATTTCAAGTTCGAGCGTTTCCGTGCCGAGAGCCTTTTTAATAAGGTTATTCTTGCTTTCAACCAGTCGCCTGAGGTTGTCGAGCGCTGTGTCGGTAAAGGAGGAGCGTGGCATTTCAATCACCAGCCCAATGTCCTCGTAGGGTTCCGGAACATCATTTGCTTGCATTCCGTTTTCACCTTGGAAGTCCTCACGGCGGGTACGCCCAAGCCCCAGTTCCTCTTCCTCGGTCATCGGAAGACCGAGAAAATAATCGTCAATCTGTTTTTGCATTTCTGGTGTGAACGGAATATCCGGGTCTGCATATTGCCCAGGGTGGTGTTGGTCAATATCTGGAGCCTCATCCAGTGCGCCCATTCCGCCCAGCCCGCTCTCGTAGGTGTCGGGTTCGTCATAATGGCGGGTATCGCCGTCTGCATAAAATCCCTGTTGGTGGAGAGCATCCTCCAAGTCGAGGCTATCGGGACCGATGAGTGTTCCGCTCTTGTCAATATGGTAGCCGCCCACCTCGTAGGCGAAGGTTGGTGCTCCGAGGTATTTGGTTGGGGCGTCAAGCGCTGTGCTGATTGCCCCCACCAGTGATTTGCGTTCGCTGCCTGTTACATTGTATTTGAGTTCCATTTTTCAAACCGCCTTTCTTTTCGGTAGTCACATATTCGCTCTAAACCGCTTATATAGCAAGTCATTTCAAGCGATTTCTGTAGAGAATATTGTACCGATTATTCGGCGGTATCTTGTGTAGATAACACAATGCTTGACAGAACAAAACAGACGCATGGCAAAACCTTAGCTTTCATTTGAAAGAAGGCTAAGCGTTAATTTGCCCATCGGCGGTCACCTCCGCGTATTTCATCGTGACACCGTCGCGGATCACAGAAACGGTATCTGCACTGCCGACCTGTTCAATATACCGCTTCACAATAACGTCGCAGTATTTTTCGTCGAGTTCTATTGTGAAGCAAATCCTATCAGATTGCTCACATGCGATAAGCGTAGAACC